GGCATACCAATTAAACAAGGCGTGATTCTGATTACCGTGGATGGTTCAGAGCCTCAAGTTTTTAAAGTAAACACGTATGATTATTTAGAACACTTCTTAAAGGTACGTAAAGAATATAAAAAGCAAAAAGGAATTTAATATGATTGATAGAAATAAAATGATTGAAGCAATGCGTTCACATGCGCAAGGTCACATTGATAAACATAAAATGAATGTTGAAGTATATCTTGCAAACCCTGCAGGTATTGGTGAACATCCAGATGTGTTTGAAGCAATGGAAGGTGAGATCCTTGAGATGGCAAAATACCAAGATGTATTAGATATGATTTCAACTCATTTTAAAGAACCACAGGAACCACGTGTAGTATAGATTGACATCTGCTATAAACTGTGATATATTGATTCTAAATTAAAGGAGAATCAAAATGGTTGAAGTAGCACACGATATACAAGTTATTGAGAATGCGTTAATCGCATTTAATGAAGGGGCAGCTGATGAGAAATTTGCTGCCCTTTGGAGTTTGGAAAAACTACTAATAGAGAAAAAGGATATGTTGTCAGATTTTGAACAGCTTGAGTCTTATTGGGAATAAAATGAAATTAACTATTGACATTCGTTATGAAACCAGTTATATTAGAATCAACAAATAAAGGAATCAGACAATGACAAAATTCGATAAATCAAAATTCAGCTACCACGGTGGATACCTAATGTACCAAGGCGATTATGAAGGTCGTCCAGTATGGGAAGCAGAACCACGTATCCATCCTTCAAACGTTGGTAGAGGTAAAGACCTTTTTATTGCTCGGTTCAAACATAAAGGACCAATCACAAAAGCTAAGTTTCTTAAAGAACTTATTGCTAATCACACAGTTGAAGATTATGCAAATGCTTACATGTTTGGAATGACTCCTCACGCAATCCTTGCCAATAAAAACCCTGAATGGCACGACAAAATAATGGGAAAGTAATATGAATATATTCTTTTTATCCGATAAACCAGTTGAAGCTGCGCAGATGATGTGTGATAAACATTGTTCAAAAATGATAGTAGAGGCAGGTCAAATGCTCTCTACTGCTCATCGTATGCTTGACGGTTATATGGAAAAACGTCCATCCAAATCAGGCAAACGCATGGTAAAATACTATGTTCATAACAGTGGTAATATGGAAGAAATACTATATAAAGCTGTTCATCATGCGCATCCTTGCACAGTATGGACGATGGCATCCAAGGCCAATTATATATGGCATTATGAGCACCTTCTCGGGCTTTCTGATGAGTTTCAACTACGCTATAAAAAGCAACATATGACCATAAACAAATTAAAAGACATCCTTTCTACACCTCCTGACAACATACCAGACATTGGTTTGACTGAGTTCCCTCAAGCTATGAACCACTATCCGGAATGCAAAGTTGAAGGCGATGCAGTGCAGGCATATCGTAATTATTACCACGCTGCTAAGGAATTTGCGGTTTGGCAAAAAGGTAGAGTAGCACCATATTGGTGGGAAGGGTTTAAAGGGTATCCACTTGAAGTACATAATAATTGATCCAAACGACGGCGTATTTTTAGGTACACGAAGTGATGATGAAATGGGTGGAGTTGGAATGCTGTTCTCTGCACATAACTTTTTAGAACTTACCCAAGCAGTTTCTTGGAAGACACGCAGAGAAGCATTCTCATACATGCACAAATATATTAGACCACATTTAAAGCACTGTTTTGTTGCTGAAATTGAGTCTTATACTGATTCTTCATTTGTTACTATATACGACATATGTAGATCTGGATATGGAGATCACGGTACGGAAATGATTGATGCATTACCGATGCCAAATAACTCCGTACATTAATTTCGTATGAAATGAAATTAACTATTGACATTTGCTATTTTATTTGGTATATTAGAATCAACAAATAAAGGAATACTAAAATGTCAAACTATACAACACTTACAAATGTTAACGCAATCAAAACTGATCTTGTAGAATTAGCCGGAACTTATGGTGAGTTTTATGACATGTATATCGACGATGTACGTGATATTGAAACTGCTATTGAGCTTTACAATAAATCTGACGCAAAAGGTTTAGCAAAGCATGTTGACCACATGGACACAGAACCACGTGAAGACTTGATCTTGGCATTCGCAAACGATCTTGGTAAAGAATTCGTTGCTCAACATCTTGGTTACGAAGTTCGTTAATGAAATGAAATTAACTATTGACATTCCGATGGAATCAGTATAAATTAGCTATATACAAAATGAAAAGGAATACATTATGGCGCATGAATTAGAAATGGTAAACGGTCGAGCTCAAATGGCATACCGTGAAAGCAAAGGTCTACCTTGGCATGGTCTTGGTACACCGGTGACAGATGATATGACACCACAAGAAATGATGAAAGCAGCTGGTCTTGACTGGGAAGTCGAGGAGTCAGAATGTTTTGCACGTTGGAAAGGTGATGTTGTAGCAACTGGTCAAAAAGCACTTATTCGTTCAACTGATGGAAAAGTTCTAACACAAGTTGGAAAAGGTTGGAACCCAGTACAAAATGCCGATGCATTTGACTTCTTTACTGAATTCGTATCAAGTGGTGATATGCAAATGGATACCGCAGGTTCTCTTAAAGATGGACGTTTAGTGTGGGCATTGGCTGATGTACGAGAAGGTTTTGAATTGTTTGGTGGAGATGAGGTAAAAGGTTACCTACTATTTTCTAATCCACACGTTTATGGTAAATCCATTGACATTAAGTTTGTTATGGAACGTGTTGTTTGTAACAATACATTGGCAGTTGCTTTGAACGAAAAAAATCAACCATCAGTACGTGTAAATCATCGTTCAGTGTTTGATCCAGCAAGTGTAAAAGAAATCCTTGGTATTGGTCACAATAAAATTGAGGAATTCAAAAACGCTGCAGAGTTTCTTGGCTCAAAACGTTACACTGATGAGAAACTTACAGAGTTCTTTGGTGTTGTGTTTGGAAAATCTACTAAGGAAAAAGAAACCTTGGCTCGTACTGCTAAAGAAGCAATGTCTATCGTTGAAAATCAACCTGGGTACGAGTATGCACCCGGAACTTGGTGGAATGCTTATAACGCGGTTACATATATGACTGACCATAATCTAGGTCGTTCAGCTGACTCACGTATGGCATCTGCATGGTTTGGTGGAAATGCAAAACGTAAAGTTGACGCATTAACTACTGCCTTGGATATGGCTGATGCGTAATGTTTCTTGGAAACATGCTATCATATTGGGAATAGCCTTAGGGCTATTTCTAATTATCGTTGACCCTTTAATGATTATTCGTGGATTATAAAAAAATGAATTACACTATACTTTACATTGCCTTTCACCTTGCCGGAATTATGGGTTACCAATTCTATGGTCAAGACTATTATTTAATCCTTAGTTGTTTGCCTATCGCTTATGCATTATTCCAATATGTTAAGGTAAGTATATTAGTACTCAGTCCCGCATGGGATGTTGAACTTTCATATGCTGACCATATTCCAACCAATTGGAAATTCCTCCACAACGCGGTAATGGCAATGTCAACATATCTAATCTTTAGTGCAGGTTATCAGTTTTTTGCCGGCATCATTTCTTTATATATATTCGTGGTGGTTGGGTCGTTGTTGATTACATCATCTGGCGTAAATCTTGGAGATGAGGAATAATAAATGAAAATATTAATTTTTGGCTTGCCGGGTTCTGGTAAAACTTGGCTTGCCGAACGACTGCAAAAAAGACTAGAATGTGCTTGGTTTAATGCAGATGAAGTACGACGTATGGCTAACGACTGGGAATTTTCCGAAGCAGCTAGATTTCGTCAAGCACATAGAATGGCATCTATTGCTAACCATGAAAAGTATCACGATCGTACTGTTATATGTGACTTTGTTTGTCCGACTGAAGTTACTAGGGCAATCTTTGATGCTGACTACACAGTGTGGATGGATACTATTTCTCGAGGTAGATATGAAGATACAAACGATATGTTTGAAACACCTGAAAAAGTAGACTACCATGTAGAGGAATGGTTTGATAATACGGACGAAGCCTTAGCAGATGCTATTGCAAGACATATAAGGATTAATAATGTTTGATTATAAAAAGCCAACAGTACAGATGTTGGGAAGATGGCAGCCATGGCACGATGGACATACAGAGTTATTTAAACGTGCACATTCAATTACAGGTCAAGTTGTTATTATGATCCGTGATGTATTTAACTTTGACGGTGATGCAGGTGCTGGTCGTACCGCTGCGCAAGATGATAACCCTTTTGGTATTATTGATGTAATCGCAAATATTGAAAAAGGTTTGGCTGAACATGGCTTTAGCAATGGAGTTGAATATTTAATTCTTGAAGTACCAAACATTGTGGATATTAGTTATGGACGTGGTGTTGGATATACATTCACTGAACATGATTTAGGTAAAGATATTCATGATATTTCTGCAACTAAAATCCGCAAACAAATGAGAGAAGACGGTAATTTATAATGGAAGTAAAACATAATACTAACGAATTGTATAAACGCGACTCTAATGGAAAAATTAGAGTTTATTCTGGACAAGTAGGCGAAGAAAACGGTCTATGGTATACACGTGCTGTTACTGGTATCAACGAAGGTAAAATGGTTGAATCAGGTTGGCGTGTTGTAGAACAAAAGAATATTGGTAAAGTAAACGAAACATCTTTAGAAGAACAAGCAATTGCTGAAATGACAGCGGATGCCAAAAAGAAATCAGATCGTGGTTATTTTGACAATATCAAAAATGTTGATACTTACGACAAAATTAAACCAATGCTTGCATCAAAACATGAAAATGCTAAGTATGATTTTGAAAACAAAAAGTATTACACTCAACCAAAACTTGACGGTATTCGTTGTATCGCAAGGGCTAATGGTTTATGGACTCGAGCAGGTAAAGAACTTGTAAGTGTACCACATATTAGCGATCAATTAAAGTCATTCTTTGAAAAGTATCCAGATGCTATTTTAGATGGTGAGTTATATAACCACGAGTTGCGTGAAAACTTTAATAAGATTACTTCTTTAGTTCGTAAAACAAAACCAGAACCGTGGGATATTAAAGACTCTGCAAGATTAGTAGAGTACCATGTATATGATGTTATTAGTCATTCCGGTGTATTCTCTGAACGTATGGATTGGATTACTGAACAAGCTGAAGGTATTCCTAAATTTACTAATTCAGTTATACTTGTTGAAACTACACAAATCTTTAATGAAACTATGATGGACGATATCTATGGTGCATATCTTGAAGATGGTTTTGAAGGTCAAATGATACGTACTGATGATATATACCAATTGAATAAACGTTCTAAATTTTTAATTAAACGAAAAGAATTCCTTACAGATGAATACGCCGTAATTAAAGTTGAAGAAGGAAAAGGCAATTGGGCTGGACATATCAAACGATTTGTTATGCAAACAGAAAACGGCCAAGAATTTGGTGCAGGGGTTCGTGGTACTCAAAAAGTATTAAAGGATCTATTTGAAAATGGTCCAAATCCTGATTGGTGTACACTACGATATTTTGCACCAACGCCCGATGGAATTCCAAGGTTCCCAGTTGTTATTGACTGGGGAGTAGGACAAAGAGAAGATTAATTTAAAAAGGAGACTATATAATGACTGATCTACCGTCAACAATTACAGACACTGATCGTAAAAAAATCCAAGGTGCGCTTAAAGAAATGTCAGATTCAATGACAAGGGTAGCAGCTGAAAAAGATTTGCAAAAGGAAATAGCAGCTAAGATGCTTGAAGATTGTAATGTAGGTAAAGCGCATTTTAATAAACTTGCACGAATTTACCACGCATCAAATCTAATGGAAGAAGCATCACGTAACGATGAGTTTATGGAGTTTGCTAATCAGGTAATGGCATCACCATCAAATCAAATTGAAAACTAAATGAAATCGCAATACGAAATAACTGTACCTTATTATCAGCAGCAGGAATCAAATGAGCCACAACTCAATTCAGCTGAAGATGGGCATCGTTACGCGATGTTTGTTAAGGGTAACGACCATTTAATCAACGGAAGAACTTATTGTTTCCAAGATGAAGATGGTAATTACGTCAGTACTTTCGTAAGCCAATATTCTGATATTATTGAACAAAACCTAGAACCGCGTGTGAAGGAGGGTGTACTTGCTTTGCACGCGAAAGGTTATTTAACGTTTACTAGTTGCCAAGGGCATGACGACTCAAAGCACAGATATATTGGAGTAGTGTTTAATAATAAAGAACAAAAGAAAGAATTTATTGAATCAGTGGATAAACTTAATTGTGGTATCCATTGGTATGATAATTCAATAAACAGTGTTGAAAGACCGTGCCATGAAATACCTTGGTGGTCTGAAGGTGGTATAACGTTACACATTGTTTATGACGATCAAAAGTATAACGAAGCACCACAACAAAGACGCAGACAAAAACCATATACTGATTCAGAACTTACTAAATTTTGGAATATACAAACTAATCGTAACTATACTCATTATGAATGTATAGTGTTTTCGTTTGGTTATCCAATGGTAGAGAAAAGTATATGGCAGAGAATACACAAATGGTTATTCTACAAACAAGATAAGGTTGAAAAGTCATATGAAGACTTCCTATCTAAAGCGTCATATCTCCCAGACTATCTTGCATAAAAAAAGGGAAGCCCGAAAGCTTCCCCAGTTAGTATCGTTAACCGATATCTTATATTTAGAACAAGTTGCTCACTAATACACGACGGTAGTAAACGTTTGCGTCCGCAGTAAGTGCGCCATTGCCTTGAGATCCGCCAGCAGCGAATGGGTTTGAAACCATGCCGTAACGAGTCTTGAAGCCAATTTTCGGTTGGAAAGAATTCTCACCAACTGCACGAACCATTTGTAACGGCACGTATGGGCAATAGAATAGACCAGCATCGAAAGATGATGAACCTTTATATCCTACAACCATGTAGTTTGCGCCTGCATATGGGTCGATGTACACTTTGTAACGACCGTTTAGAACACCTGCGAATGTATTGCCTGTGTCGTCAACGTTCAACGAGTTAGAGTTAAGAGCTGGTGTGTAATCAAGTACACCTGCCATTTGAAGTGCAGAAGCAACATCAGATGAACAGATAACCATGTTACCTTTACCACGTCTTGTACCTTTAGCAATCGCGTTAGCTTCTTGCTCGATTTGGAACATAAGACCTTTGAACTTCTCTACTGACCAACGACCGTTAGCATCAACATCTAAGTCGAATGTACCAGCGGCAGCAGTTGCAGTTGCACCAGCAACGGCGTTTGTGTAGATTGTACGAACTAATTCACGGTTGATTTCCACTAGGATTTCAGACTGTAAGATGTTCGCTAGTTCTGTTTCAGCATCCAGACCGTGTACGGCTTTAAGATCCTGAGCAAGCTCTGTTGTGTATTCAGCTTTCAACGCACGTGATTTTGCCGCAACAGTTACTTTTTCGATTGAAAAAGCCATTTCAGCAAATGAGTTGTTGGCTGCGTCACCTAAAGCTTCAGCTGTTGGTGTGTCCATACCAGTACCTGTTGTTACAGATGCTTGACCTGGAGCATTTGCAGAGTGTGTTCCTGCGCCAGAGAAGTCTGTATCAGCTTCGTTGTAGAATACTTCGTTAGCAGCTGCTTGTGAAGTGTGTGTTGAACGCATTGCGAAGATCAAGCCTGTTGGGCCTGTCATTGGCTGAACGCCAGCAATATCGTATGCGATCAAGTTTGGCATCGCACGACGTACTAAAGAAATAAGTACTGGGTCGTAACCAGCTGTTGGGCCAGTTGCGGTTGCGTCGCTTGAGAAACCTGGGCCTGATCCTGCAGCGTTAGTTGGTGCCGCTTCAGAAAGTAAGCCTGTCATGTTAGCAGATAAGTCGCCTGACTCTGCTAAAGCTCGTTCTGTGTTTTCAAGAATAGTAGCTGTTACGCTTTTCTTGTGGTTGTCTGTAATAGCAGAAAAAGAGGAATGCTCCAAGATTGGACCCCATTTTTCAACTAATGCTTGATAGTTTGACTGAGTCATTAGATTCTATCTCCTTGTTGAGTTATTCTGGATATATTTATAAAAGTTAATATTTTCATTAGGTTTACTTAGTTACGGTTCAAATCTGCTAAAAGAGCATTAATCGTTGAGTGCTCAGAAAGTGGTTGTTTCACTTCTGTGTCTTCTGTGATAATTGCTTCTTCTTCAGTGACTTCCTCAACTACTGGCTTCGCTTTTTTGAAGAACGATTCCTTTAGTGTTGCAAGGTCTGATTTGTAGCTGTCGACATTATCGAAAGCAAGCTTTTCTGATAGTACTTTAAATCTTTCTTGTTCTACAAGTGTAAGACCTTCAGTCATTTCAGCAAAAACGCTTGATGCAGTTTGAGCATCAGCAGCTTTTTTAAGCTCAACATTTTCAACAATCGCTTTATTAGCGTCTGCTTTTAATGTTTCAATTTCTTCTTCCAAACCAGCAACGACGTCTAGAGTTTCCTCATCAACAGCGATGTTGTGTTCTTCGAATAGGCCTTTAAGACCGTCCATTAACGACTCTGCCATTTCAACCTTAATGCCGGCCTCGATAGCAACTTCGTTTTCTGTCATCCACTCTTCTACAACGTAGTCAAGATATGAATCGAGATTTTCTAACATCTGTTCAACTGATTCATCAAGTGCAGTTTGCATTGATGCTTCTAAAACTTCTGTTTTCTCAACGATAACTGCATCAGCTTTTACTGTTGCCGCTTCGTTAACCGCAGCTTCGAATACCATAGTTGCTTTAGCTGTAAATTCTTCTGACAAATCCATGCCTTCGAAAATAGTCGCGATTGACTCTGCTACTTCAATTACTTCTTCTACGATTTCATCAGCTTCTTCAACTGATTCTTCCGCTTGCATTGGTGCTGGTGCAACTTTATCGGCTGTTGGATCAACCTTTTTGTTTACATCAGCTTTTTTCTTTTGGTGTGTGCCGCCTGCTGGCGCAACTGGCTCAGGAACCTCGGAAGGTTTTACTGAAGACCCGCCGTCATCAACAACGAACTTTTCGTCTAGTTCTGACATATGTTCTACTCCTTTATTTGGATACTTATATTATATGAGTATTATTTATAATAATATTATTTTTCAGCTTTTCTAAGTGAGTTCACAAAACGCTCGAATAATTCAGATGCGGTGCTCTCATCAATCTTATGAACAACGCGCCTAATTTGCTTTTCTACCACTTGTTGTATTTCTTCAATAACCTGTTCAATAGGTTCCTGAGCAATCCAGTTACCTGAGGCTATATCGTAATAGTATTCAGCATTTTCCATAATACCATTCACAAAACAATTTGGACCAGATGGGTCAGTTACGATGTCGACTGTGGCTAGGTGGAAGTCATTTTGTACTTCCATAATACCATCTTTCGTTGCTTTAACTGAACCTAATCCGCGGGTAGATACACCGATCTTAACACCCTCGTCCATAAATGTTTTGACTATCTCACCCATTGGTGTACCAAGAATTTTGGCTTTACCAGTAAAGTTTGATCCCTCTCGTTTCATCTCTGTGATAAGATGAGACACGCGATCGCCGTTAATTGTAGGTCCGTCTGGGTGACCCAATTCGCCTAGCGCTCGCTTTGTTTCTACAAAGTCAGCATTGTATCTGACCATTTCTTTTTCTAAAACCGTCGACGGATAAATTCTTCCATTGCGGTTTTTAATATCGCCTTGCATAAAGATGCCTTCGATGAAATAGGATTTCTTGCCTGTTTCTTCGTTGATTTCAGTAGCAACGTTACATTCTTCTACAACTTCTGTTATTAATCTCATATCTCTGATCCTTTAAAAATCTATTTATAACGCTTCTCGGGCAAACCCTACAATTTCTTCAAATCCAGCGTCGTCTTTCATCATTACCTTTTCCATGTCTCTGCGGTTTTTAGCATTGAGATTTTTATAAAAGTCATTCAAAAGTTTAGCATCTTGTTTAGACACTTTTACGTTTTTGCCATTCTTTAATCTCAAGTTACCTACTCTAACCGCTTCGTCTAATGTTTCAGTAAAGCTTTCTTTGCGCACAAGTTTGTCTGCAGCTTTAGCAATACCAGCTGTTCTGTTTTTTGCTTTCTTTGCAGCCTTATTAGCTTTACCCCACTGATGATACATATCATCGTCTCTATCCATAGTATCGCCTTTGGCTTGGTGATGAAGGTCTTTTGCAACTTGTCTGTCTTTATCACTATGTGCTTTTTTAATATAGCTGCCAAGAGTTTTCTTGTCTAACTCATTAATAGCTTCTTCGTTTGCAGGACGTGGATTGTGTCTGTTAGCAGCCGAGTCTTTAAACCTAGCCATTGGGTTTCTTTTAGTTGTAGTAATAGACTTAATGCTTGTTGGTTTAGGATCCTTATCTTTTGGTTGACGTTCTTCGCCAATAACGTCCTGACCCTTATCATCTGTACGATCAACTTTAGTCTTTTTGTTAACAGTACGAGTTTTACCATCTGGTCCTGTTTGAGTAACCATAGTTTTCATCGCCGAGGAAGTCGTTTCAACTACTTCAACTTCCTCATTTGACTTTTTTCGCGCACGCATAATTGCGAAGTCGTGTCCGTCAATTTTCCCATTTTTGTTATGGTCAAGTTTTTTCTGTTTACCTGATAACGCTTCGTTCCATTTAGCGAATGCTAAATCTGAAACCTTTTCAGTAACTTCTTCTTTTTTATCCCAAGGAGCTTTAGCTAGAGTAACTTTTTTCTTGCCTTCTTTTGATGCAGCAGTAGCTTTATCAAGCGCAGCCTGTGTAGCCATCTCTTTTGATTCGTTTGCTCTAAATTGGCTGAACTTACGACCTTTACGTAATACAGGCTCTTGAGCTGGTTTATCACCATAAGCTTGATCGTAATTAGCATCGTCTTCTTGGTCAGCAGGACGTGCAGCTTTTGGCTTTCCAATATCGCCACTGAATTGACTATCAGGTGCTACAGGATGTTGCCCAGGTTTTTGGTCGTGTTGATCTTTGAAAGCTTTTTCTTCCGAAGATTTCGGTTGAGCAACTTCGCTAAGGATATTCTTAAAACTTTTCATCACTTAACTCCTAATTTTGTTTGTATATATTTATATGAATTTGTTGTTCTCATTTTATTCCTCGGCCTCTTCTGGAGGGTTTTCCTTGGCTTCAGCTTGAATTTGATCCTTCATGTCACCCATTTCTTCTTCTGACATGCGGAGAACATTGCGTAATACCCATTCTCTAGAATAGTATGTACCAACATGTTCCTCAACTTCACGTAGAGTACTGAGTCTTTCACGAGTGATTTCAGCTTCTTTAAGCTCTTGGAAATAGTTATCTTGTACAAAATCATAACGAATAGCGTTTTTGATTTCAGCAAATTCTTCTGGCGTTAATACACCTTTAAGTAGTAATTGCCTTTCAAGTATCGCTGTAAAGATAGATGTAAAACGTGCTCTTAGTCTTTTAATGAATTTACTAAATTTTAATTCATCGCGAGTAATTTCTGAAACACGACCAAACGAATACATTGTCTCTGGCTCTAAACGAGATAACGGAACCTTTAAAGATTTGTATAGTTTACGTTGGAAGTATTGCATATTCGTATCGTCTGTTAATCCAGCAGCGTTACCGCCTGCCATCGTATCAACTTCAGTTGAACGTTCACCGCCACGACGAGGGAACCAAAAGTCTTCAGTCATTGTCATCATTTTGCGAGCGTCTGTAATTTCACCAGTTGACGAGTTGTATTGTAACTTGTTTTTATGGCGAACCATCATATCTCTTAGATACTGCTCAGCTTTTGATTTAGGTAAGTTGCCAACGTCAATGTAGAACACTCGTCTCTCAGGAGCTCGTGTAATAGTGTAAATAACTGTTGCATCTTCCAACATCCTTAACTGGTTTAGCGGTTTAATTGAAGGATGTAAATAAGATAATACTAATGAATTGTTTTCATTCATTACGCCTGAAGTAACTCTAGCAATAGAGTCTTTAGCAATCTTATATCCTTGTGTACCACCACTTGCTGAGCTCGTTTTATTTGAGCCAAAACCTGTTTCAGAATACATGTAATATTCTGACTTAACTTTTTTAACTGGGATACCTGAATGTGGATCCTTTTCGCGTTTATCAACTTCACGAATGAGTTTTAGTTTACGCGGATCTACATATCGTAATTCTTTAATGCCATCGGCAATGTTTTCCGGATCAATAATAACGTGATAGTTTAAACGACCATCAACGTAGAATTTTTGAAACGTTTCGTATGCAG